GAGTCACGGCCAATATCAGCCGCTTTTTCAATCATTTTTGCGGCAATATTCTGCTCAGCAATCCGCTCAGTACTTTGAATGCGCTCTTGCTCTAGTCTTACCTTGTCTTGGTGAGCCTGTTGCTTCAACATAATGTCTGCCTGATCCTTTGCAGCCTCTCTTTGCTCACGCTGTTGCTTGATTTGAAGCTCTGCCTGCTGCATTTGAACCAAAGGATCTTGTTGCGCCTGTTGTGCTTGCTGTTGTTGGGCCTCTGCGTTATGCGCTTGAAGCAATTGCGTCGCCCCGCGGGCAACAAGTCTTGATAATTCAACCTCAAAATCTTCAGGTAGCGGCTGATCTGGTGGCGGTAATGGAACGCCAAGCTGTTGCTCAAGCTGCTTCCTGTACAAAAACCCTAAGTGTTCATTAACATGGGCCATGGCCGCGGCCATCATTTGTTGAGCCATGGGGTTTTGTTGAATACTTTGTCTTAATACAGGATCTTGTATAGCAGCCATATGCACCGTGAGATGAGCTTCATGATCTTGATACATAAATGCTTTAACAGGCTGCATATTAAGTATCGCCATATTCTCCGATACAGGATCTCTTGGCTGCTCAGCTTTAGCCGCTGGTATTAATTTGTCAATATTCTTAATACCCAAAACTTCCAACATCCGGCGATGTAGTTCCGGCATGTCATATATTTGCGGCGCTTGAGCTGCTAATTGCAATACAGCTTGATATTGCGTAACACGCTGCGCTAATGTTGTGGCATTAGGATCTGATACTGGTATTACTTCGACCGTATCATAATCAGCTTGTTTAACCATTCGCCCCATGGGAGCGTCAACATCATAAGCATATTCTTCTGGCGTGTAATCACGAATAATCGCAGCAAGTAATTTAAACTCCTGCTTCATCGAATAATGAAGCCTAGCCTGCACAGCCGACATTACTTTTAATGTCCGCTCTAATACTGCAAGCGTTGTACCAACAGGTGTATTTGCAGATAAATCAGATATTTGCATATCTGCTGTTGCTGCAAATCTTCTACCTTCTTGAACAATTGTTTGTAGTAATTGATATAATACCTGGCTCGGTTCTTTATAAGGCAAAGGTAATATATTGTCCCTAATAGAGCCAGACGGAACATCAACATCTCTAAACTCACCGGGCGCAATTGGTGTGTCATCACCTTTAACTCTTAAGCCGCGGGATTTTAATCCGCCTGGTAAATTAGATAATGTCCCTGCATCAACTAATTGCCTAATTAATGATGTGCCTGATTTAGCAAAAGCACCGACTAAATGTATTAATCCAAATCCATAAAACCCAAACCCAGGTATATAGGGATAATGAACAAAGTGCATCCGTTTTAATTTAAGCGGATCTTCTTCGTACCAATTTCGCCTAATTGCTAATATTTTATTTGTGCTTTCATCTAGCGTAACAATATATGGCAGCGCAATACCTGTAGGACCATTTTTATCGGAATCCTCAAACCCAGGTAAATCTAGATCAACATGAATTTCTAATATCCTGTATCTGTCATCCATTGTGGCCGACATACCTTCTTCTTCGGCCTTACGTTTTTCAACGTCTGTTAATGTTGTTGATGGCTCCCCAAGATCAACATCACGCCAAAATCCAGCGTGCTGTAACTTCCTTACTTCATTTTGGGTCTTTCTCATTACATGTGTAATGCGTGGCGAAGACCTTAAATCACTTGAACCAAAAGGAACAACAATATCTTCTGCCGGTATAAACATAGATACCGGTCGTCCAAGCGATGGATCGTAGTAAACCTTTTTAAACGCAGAACCAGCCAACGCTAATGACCACAGCATCTTTTCATGCTCGGGGCGATATTCCGGCATCTGCTCTGTAAGGCGATAATTCATATCGTCTTTTACACGCTCAGCCGCATCTTCCTTTTCTTTCGTAAGCGACCCGACGATTTGTGTCTTAACTGGCCCGGAAGCAGGAAAAGTTTCCATGATGGACTCAGCCTGGAATCTAACCGCAGCTTCTGAAAGCAAAGGGTAAAAAACACCGCAAGCCCCAGGCCATGGCTCCGTTCGGTCTTCGTACTTCAACCCCAATAGTTTCAAACCATCTGCATAGGTTTCCACCCATTCTTTACGTGCAGATTTGTCTGTCTCAAAATCTTGAATAAGATCACTAGCAATAGAAGCCAGATCCCTATCATCCATATACTCTGCAAGATTTGCGTCAAAATCATCAGGGCTTTCACGCTCTGCCTCAAACACAATCTCAATGCCGTCAGCCGATATAGCCATGGCGTCAGGGTTTTCAATCTCAATTTCGACGTCCATGGGCTCTTCCATGTCAGCCCCAAGTCCCAAAGGTGCAGGGTAAAGTGCAGGTTCCATCTTGGCTCCTAATAATAAGTAACCTTCCGGCGATATACCGGATCTCTATCTTCATCATCCGATTGTAGGCTTAAGAACCCGCCTGTCCTAAATCTCAATAAAGCTTGGGTCATCGAATCCACTAAGTCATCATGTTCACCAGCAGGAAAGGCCGCCACCTCTTCAATCAACTCATCAGCAAACTTTCTCTCCGGCACCCATATTCGCCCCGACGCAAATAAATCCGATACAGCATTTAGCCTCACGATTTTGTCATTACCCTTGGTAGGACTGTACTCACTGACCGGTATGCCCATCCGCCTGAGTTCAAAGATAAGCGGGCTTCCTGCTGCTTTTGCTTCAACCAAAAATACATCTGGCTCCCACTCTTTGTAGGTTTCATAAGCCTTCTGCTTAAGCTCTGGGAATTCATACCGATCCTTAAACGCATCTAACAAAATAATATTCGTATCACCATCCTCGCTTGTCCACACACCCCATGTCGTACAAGCCGAAAAGTCCGCCCTATTACTTTTTAAAAACGCCGTATCCCAACTCTGAATAATAAAATCACACGGCGGCGGCCTATCAGCCTCCCACCGCTTCCACCACTCCCTCTTAACAATCGCACCCTCTTCTGCCGTCGGCTGCTGCTGATACTGAGCATTCCACTTACCAACCGGAAGCTCCTCCTTCAGCGCCAACAACTCCTCTAACTTCCAAAACTCTGGCCACACCGGCTTACCAGACGGCATGATGGCAGGCAGCTCAATCACCTCCCACTCATCACCACCCCTTGTCTGACTCGCTTTAATAACCTGACCCGTCAGATCTCTCAAACTCCAACGTGTCATCACAATAATAATCGCGCCACCTGGCTGCAATCGCTGCCTCGGCCCTGACGTATACCACTCATAAACCGCATCAAACACATCAGGCTTATGCGCCGCTAACTTCGCCTCTTGCTCAGAATGCGGATCATCAATAATCAATAAATCCGCACCCTTACCCGTTACCGATCCACCAACACCAATCGAAAAATATTCCCCACCCTTATTCGTCGCCCACCGACCAGCACTCTTGTTATCCGCCTTCAACTTCACATCATCAAATACAGCGTGGTACTCCTCTGAATCAATAAGGTTCCTAACCTTCCGGCCAAACCCAACCGCCAACTCAGCCGTATGCGACGTCTGAATAACCTTCTTCTGTGGATTCTTCCCAAGAAACCAAGCCGGTAGCAAGAAACTCGCAAACTCAGACTTCGTATGCCGCGGCGCCATATTAATAATCAACCGCTTATTCTTCCCATTCACCACATCCTCAAACGCCCTGGCCACCACCTCATGGTGCCTGCCCGGTATAAACCCCGGCCACATGCGCTTCACAAAAGGCATAAAAAACCCCTGAGCCTGACTCTTAGCGTCAGAAGCTTCTAACTCCTCTATCTCCTTAAGCAATAACCGCTTCTCATCCTCAGTAAGAAGATGAAGCTTCCCAGCGGCTGCCTTAGCCAACTGCCTAAGATCCATCCTTCTTCCTCACAACCCTAACACTCCTACTCTTCCCAGGCGTCCTCTTCAAATACCCCTGCTTACACAAACTCTTCACAAGCCTATGCACATTACTCTTACTATCCTGTAACAACACAAACCGTATATCGTCATACGACGGCCCAAAGTGATACAACTCCCACCAAGTCTTCACCGCCAACAATACCTTAGCCTCCGCCTTCGTCATCTCTCAACCTCTTCTGCACCTCTTCCCTAGCCTCCTCCCTAGGCTGCCACTCTATCTTCGGCACCTCACCCATCGTCTCCGCATACCACCGCTTCGGATCCTCCCATATCGGCCTCTCCTTTTTTTTCCTCCCCCCACTATGGGAACCCAAACTTTCTTCATAGGGGGCCTCTTCTGTACCAGATCCGCCCATGGGCGGATCTGTATCTTCCATCAGGGGGTGGGTATCGGCAGAATTGCTGGGTGGCTGGTGCAGACTATTTTCTGATGGTTGGTGTGGATTATTGGACCTAGAGTCGCCCTCATCGAGCCGGCCTGTTTGTGGGGGTGGGGGTACGGTAGGGGTCGCCTCCACGTCGATAACGCCTCCGAGCCGTGCCAGTTTCTCGCGCAGTCGTGCCGTGGTATCGCTGCCGCTCTGGTGCGTGACGGTCGACCGGGTCTCGAAGGCTGCAACATCCGCAAGCTGGCCAAGCATGCGCAATGCACCGAGCCGGTCGGAGTCCTTTTTAGCTGTGCGTGCTATGTGCTGGAGGCTATCAACGAGGAAAGAACGGATTTGCAGGGGGTTCTGCT